GATGGCCCGAATACAACACCCGCAAGGGGAATCAGGGCAGGAGCATGCGGCTCCATCGGAATCCCGGCACCCAATCGCTAGTCACCCTTGACGCCTAGCGTTGGCTAGCCTATTGTCTTGATCACGGGGGCGACCCCACCGCATACCACCCATGAACCAGCTCCACACGGTTCTCCCAGATGCCGCACCATCCGGCTGGGCTGAGCGCTACCTCTTCAACAGCGCCATCCTCTCCGACTGGTGTCACGAGCACGATCTCGACGACATGCATGCCACCTTCCTCGCGGCAGGCATCCCCTACACCGTCCAATACGTCCCGCCAGCTATCCGCGCTGATGACAGCAGCTGGGCAGACGAATGCCGCTCCGCAGCCTCCCGTAACTCCTTTGCGCAGCGTCAATGACTAGCGCTAGCGAGCGGCAGCTAGCTCTCCTGCTGGAGCAGGCCGTCACCAACGACATCCACGAAGAAGACGCCACCGAGTTCCTCGACGACCACGGCATCCCCTTCTTCTCCCACAACCGTCAAACCCTCATCACCCTCGCCTACCGCAACGGCTGGAGACCTCAATGACCTCACCATCCCTACCTCCCTTCATCACCCGCACCAATCGCCGCGTCTACTCCCGCACCACAACACACCCATCAGTGCCATCACGCCCTCACCGCAAAACCTCCAAACCCCAATCCTTCCTCGCTCGTCATGGCGATCTCATCACCTTCCTCTGGACCTGCATCCTCATCGCTGCACTCGTCTACACCGCCTTCTCTTGACGCCACCCTGGAGGAACTCACCTCCCTAGCAGCTAGTGAGAAGGCCATCCAAAACCGACGCCAACAACTCCTTGACCTACTGGATCAAATGGTGGAAACGGGTGAAGCAGAAGATCAACTCACCTGGAACGACTACAAAATCACCCGCCGCACCCGTAAATCCGTCACCTACCCCGATCACATCCTCGAACAACGCGAACAGCTCAAGGCATCCGAACGATTATCACTCGCCTTGGGCGAGGCCTCGGTAACCCTGAAGCACTTCTGGGAAGTGCGTGGATCATGAGCCCACACGACCATCAACCCTGCTGGCTCATCTCCGTCACCGGCTCCTACCTAACCCCCTTCGGCACCTTCTCCGACAATCCCGCAGAAGCCCTCATCGCCGAACGCTGGTACCTCCAACGTCAACAATCACGCCTACCAGTCGCCACACTGATCATCCGGGCAATAATCACTAAAACGCATGCAAAAGCGCGAGCAGATCAAAATCTGGCTAACCCATCAAGAACGTCAAACCCTTGATCACCAAGCCGCTGCTCTTCATACCTCACGCGGACAGCTAATCCGTGAGCGCGCCCTCGGTGCTATCGCGCCACCTCCCGTTGACCTCAGCACCTATCAACGTGCCATCGACAACGCAGCTCGCACCGTCTCCGGTATCCCACGCTGTCAACTCGAAGCTATCGTCGCAACCGTCATCACCACCGTCGCCGCAGCCTGAAGCCATCACCTTTACCGTCGCTGGCATGGCACCCCAGCCACAAGGAAGCAAGAGACATGTAGGCAATGGCGTAATGCTCGAATCCTGCAAAAACCTCAAACCCTGGCGCTACCTCGTTCAACAAGCCGCAGTAGCCACTAACCATCCCACTATCTCTGGTCCGGTCTCCCTGTCCATCGTCTTTATCTTCCCTAGACCCAAATCCCACTACAACACAAAGGGCATCCTCAAACCCTCAGCCCCCACCTTTCACAGCGTCAAGCCGGATGGCTCCAAATGCCTCCGCTCTACTGAAGATGCCCTCGTCGATAGCGGCCTGCTTCAAGATGACGCGCGGATTGCAATCTCTTCGCATACCAAGCGCTACACCACACCAGGTGAACACCCAGGCGCTCTCATCACGATCATCCCCCTCTCACTAACCTAATTAAAACCCCCTCCTCCACCCTCTAAACTCCTTCGACACACTCACCTCCTCTTCACTTCCGGTTAAACTCCGGCCATGGCAAAGAAGGCAACTAACGTACAGATTGACGAACGGGTCAACGCCGTTTACGACCTGCTTCTTCGCGCTTACAGCCGCACTCAAATCTTGCGATACGCGGCGGATGAATGGGGAGTGGCCGAACGTACAGCCGAAACCTATATCCAACGCGCACGCCAGTTAATGCAACTGGATGCCGAACTCGAACGCCCCCAATGGCTTGCCGCCGCCGTCGCTCGCCTTTACGACTACGAACGCCGCGCCTCTGAATCCAATCAGCTCGGTGTTGCCCTCAAGGCCCTCGAAGACCAGGCCAAGTTGCTCCGCTTTGAGATGTCGTGAGCCTTCTCACTGGCATCACCACTAACTCCAGCCTGCTCAGCTTCCTCGTCCCCGAAGATCAGTCAGCTGAACTGGATGCCCTCAAGCTCAACCTCTACAACTCCCTAACCGACGCACAACGCCAGGTCTACGACGCCTCCACACGCTTCACCTATCTCTGCTCCGGTCGTCGCTTCGGTAAGACCTACCTCTCCCTCACGCGCCTGATCACCTGGGGCCTCGACCGTCCAGGCGGCCTCTTCTACTACGTGGCACCCACTTATCGCATGGCCAAGCAGATCGCTTGGGTGCAGCTCAAGCAGATGGTGCCTCCAGAGATCTTTTCCCATAAAAACGAGACCGAGCTATCGGTTCACCTAGCCAACGGCAGCACGATCTTCCTCAAAGGTGCTGAGGATCCAGATCGCCTCCGTGGTGTGAGCCTTTCCGGCTGCGTCGTCGATGAAGCCGCCTACGTCCGCGAAGACGCCTGGACCATGGTGCTCCGCCCTGCCCTCTCCGATCAGCAAGGCCCAGCGTGGTTCACCACCACTCCAGCAGGCCTGAACTGGTTCGCGGAAGCCTGGGACGCTGCCGACGACGATCCCGACGCCTCCACCTTCACCTTCAACACCCTACAAGGCGGTCAGGTCAGCGCCGATGAAATCGAAGCAGCACGCCGCACCCTTGACCCGCGCACCTTCTCTCAGGAATACGAAGCATCCTTCGTCAACCTCGTCGGTCGCGTAGTGCCTGATTTCAGTGACGACAACATCCGCGACGACCTAACCGATCTGGGCGGTGAGCTGATTGTCTGCGCGGACTTCAACGTCTCACCCATGCACTGGATCATCGGCCAGAAGGTGGGCGATCAGCTGCATTGCTTCGACGAGATCCACATCCGCGAGACCCACACTGAGGAGGCTGCCTCCGAACTGCTGCGCCGCTACCCCGACCGCATGATCCGCGTCTACCCCGACCCTACAGGTCATGCCAGGAAGACCTCAGCAGGTGGTAAGACCGACCACGGCATCCTCCGCAGCCGTGGTCTCTGGGTGTCAGAGAACAAGCGTCCCTATATGCAAGACGACAAGCGCAATGCCATCAATGCGATGGTCTGCGATGCCAACGGCAACCGTCGATTGTTTATCCACCCCAACTGCAAACAGACGATTAAGAGTTTGCGCAACCTGACCTTTAAGGAAGGCACGAACATGCCGGATAAGGACGGCGGCTGGGATCATGGTTGGGATGCTTTGTCCTATGGCGTGATCGGTGTATTCGATCCAGTTCATCCTTGGAAGAGCACAGCTGGCAAGGCAGTGCGTGGCGTGCGTGTCTATTGACTTGTGACAGATGACTCGCATCTACTAAGCTTGGTGCGGTTAGTTGAACCCGGCGGCCTCTTCGGACACCCCATTTGTCTTTGTCACGACCTCTACCCCTGCATGGGTGGCGCCAATCGTGCAAAGAAGCTGGTTACGACCACATGAATGATGCGCTTGGCTACCTGATCTGGCGTGAATTTAATCCTTTACATTCAGGCGCTGGCAGAAGCACTGGAATACGCATATATTGATTTTGTCGAACCACATCAAGCTCTGGAGGTGGGGCCAGGGCTTTTTTATTGCCTATAGCCCTTGGGGCTCATTGCCTAAACTGATCACATCGCATCGGTGGCGCTGTGTATTCAGGTTTTAGGCAATACGACCGACCGCTAGCGCAACGTGCGGTAGTAAAAGTCAGCGACCCCAATACAGCCTGGTTCGCTCAAGAACCGCATTGGATTTTGATTGAAGACCTGCTGCATGGCACTTATGGCATGCGTAGACGGCATCGGCGATATCTACCGCAAGAGCCACGTGAGCTCGACGAAAGTTACGACAACCGTTTAGCGCGTAGCGTTTGCCCGCCGTATTACCAGCGCTTGGAGCGCATGCTGGCTGGCATGCTGACGCGAAAGCCTGTAAGGCTGGTCGACACCAGTGACACGATTCGCGAGCAGCTCTTTGATGTTGACCTACAAGGCAATGACCTCAACGTCTGGACCTATGAAACCACCCGCAAGCTGATCCGATACGGCCATATCGGCACACTGGTCGATGCACCGTCTGATGGTGGCCGGCCTTACTGGGTGACTTATACCCCTAGGCAGATCCTTGGCTGGCGCACAGAGCAAAGCAACGGTGAGCAGCGCCTGAGCATGTTGCGTCTACAGGAGACGGTCACCATGCCAGAGGCTGAGTACGGCGAAAGAATCGTGCAGCAGGTGCGTGTCTTAACGCCTGGCGCTTACCAGATCCATCAGCAAGCCGATAACGGTGAATACCAGGTGGTCGACGAAGGAACGACCAGCCTCGATGAAATCCCATTCTCTGTGGCCTATTGCGGCCGCATCAATTACCTCGAATCGCGACCGCCGCTCGAAGATATCGCCGAGCTCAACCTAAAGGCGTATCAGATCCAATCGGACCTAGACAACCAGCTCCATATCTCAGCGGTGCCCATGCTCGCATTCTTTGGCTTCCCCTCTGCTGCTGAGGAAGTCTCCGCTGGTCCTGGTGAAGCGATCGCCTTTCCTGCCGACGGCCGCGCCGAGTACATCGCACCACCTAGCGATGCCTTTGATTCGCAATTCCAGCGCCTTGATCAGCTAGAGCGTCAGATCAACGAACTGGGTCTATCCGCTGTGCTGGGTCAAAAGCTTGTCGGTGAAACGGCTAGCGCCAAGATGATTGATCGCAGCCAAGGCGATAGCACCATGATGGTGATCGCTCAGAACGTGCAAGACATGATTGATAACTCCTTGCAGTACCACGCCCAATTCCTAGGTCAAAACCAAGCAGCAGGTAGCAGTTTGGTCAACCGTGATTTCCTTGGTGCACAGCTAGAGCCCCAGCAGATCACAGCGCTACTGTCGCTCTATACCGCTGGCACAATCACGCAGGAAACGCTGCTGCAGCAGTTAGCCGATGGTGAAGTGCTGGGAGATGACTTTAACGTGGAGGAAGAAATAGGAGCAACGGCCAATGCGGGGCTTGATTTACAACCTGCTCGATTGGACAACCAGCCACCTAATTGATTGGATGATCATGCTGGAGCCGAAGCCACCGCGCCGGCAGGAGCTGGATTACCACGTCTGCGACCTGCCGGATGAAATCCTGGCGATCGTGCGTGTGAGCTGGTACAAAAACGGCCGCGCTGATGAAATCGGCGAAACAGTGCTCTACGAACAGGGTGAGCACAGTTACGACGACTTCACGACGTTGATCATCTCGTCCTTGCGTGCTGGCGCCAACGTCAGCATTAGTTCGTCTTACCAGCCAAAGGAATTGGGTATTGAGACATGAGTGTTCCGTCCCGCTTGTATCGGAACGTGGTTGACCTGAACCGCTATAGCAATAGCCTCTCGCGTCAGCTGATCAACCTCTATAACCGGATCATGGTGGCCGCTGCGAACCAGCTGCGCGCTATTGACGATGCAGAAGCACCGGCGAAGGCATCAGCATTGCGGCAGATTCTGTCGCAGCTGCGCTTAGCGTTAGCCAACTGGGCCGATCAAGCTGTTGCGTTGACGGCCACTGAATTGCAGGGTCTGGCGGAACTGCAAACAGATTTTGTCCGTCGTGAGCTTGAGAGGGTGTTACCGGTAGCGCTAAGGCCCACGGTTGTACCCGTGAAGGTCAGCCCCAACTTTGGCCAGTCGGTGGTCGTCGTTGATCCGACGCAGCTCAATGTGGCCACACTGAGCGATGATCTCTTTGCTGCAGTGCAGGGTGTACCGCAGACCTATGGGTTAACAGCAGCACGCGGCACCCGCATCACGCTGCCCAATGGCCAGGTGGTGTTGAAAGCATTTCGCGGTCTGGCCGAAACGCAGGCTGAACGCTTTGCGCAGGTCGTCCGCACTGGCTTACAAGAGGGCACACCGACACCGGAGATTGCACGACAGCTGGTCGGCAAGCTGGAGTTTGGGGAGAGTGCCCGCACGGTGAAGCAGGTGGTGGCCGCCGGCGGTCAGGCCACTGCTGTCGCCAATAACCAAATCGTGGCCTTGGTGCGCACCAGCATCAACCAGGTTGCTAACACCTCCTCGATGCAGGTGTATCAGGCCAATCAAGACATAACGACCACCTACAGGTACGTGGCCACACTCGATAGCCGCACCAGCTCGATCTGCCGGGCTTTAGACGGCCGTGAGTTTCCTTATGGCAAGGGTCCGCGGCCACCGCAGCATTTCAACTGCCGCAGTGTTGTGGTGCCCGTGGTCCGCGCTGAGATCTTGCCGCCATCAGATCGAGCCACACGTTCGAGTACCAATGGTCAGGTGCCAATTGACTTGAGCTACGGCGAGTGGTTAGCTCAACAGCCTAAGAGCGTGCAAGAAGAGGTACTGGGTGCTAGCAAACTGGGTTACTTCCAGCTGCTGTCCGAAAAGTATGGCCCTGGTGATGCCATGGCCAAACTGGTGCGTGATGACGGATCAGAATTAACGTTGGATCAGCTGAAGAAGCGTTATGGCACACCCTGATCTACGCCACTTCGTCAACAGCGGCATCTTCACGGTGCATAGCGATCCTGTGCAGGTCAAGCTTGGCGATGCTTGGCAGCCAGCGATCTATACCGACAAGGGCTGGGCTACAGCTGATGGCGGTAGCTTGCTTCTAGATGTCGTCGACTGGCGTGATGGCCAAAGCACAGAGGAAAGTGGCGAAAGTGTTGGAGGAGTACAAGCGCGGGACGTTGAACAGCGGCAAACCAGGACGCGCAAAAGGACCGCGCGTCAAAAGCCGCAGGCAGGCACTTGCAATCGCCCTGAGTGAAGCTGGCATCGCTAACAAAAAGAAGGGCAAGAAGTAAAGTAAAGAGGCAATTAACCCTGCGGGTTATTAATGTCCGATGAAATGCAAGCCGTAGAGTCAGCGACTCCAGCGGCTGATGTTGAAGCCCTCAAGCGCAGTGTCGAAAACCTTGAGCGCAAGAACAAAGAGCTCGCCGAGGAGAAGCGCAAGCTGCGCAAGTATGAACAGCTAGCTGAGCAGCTCCCTTCTGACTACAACATCCAAGAGCTCGTTGAGTTCAAGCGCAACCACGAGCAGCAGCAGCTCGAATCACAGGGCAAGTACCAAGAGGCTCGCCAGCAGTTAGAGCAGCAGTTTCGCGAGGCAACAGCACAGCGCGATCAACGCATCGCTGAGTTGGAAGCCCGCGTACGTGAACTGGAGCTAGTAGCACCAGCTGTTACGGCACTGGCCGATATCGTCCACGATCCGGATCTGGTGCTTAAGACCAAGCTGAGCGCCGATCAGATTGAACGCGAGGCCGATGGCACTGTCGTCGTAGTCCAAGGCTTTGAGCGCACACCAGTGACGGACTGGGCGAAGAACAATCTGCCCGCCTGGATGCAGAAGCAACCCAAGCCGCAAGGTTCCGGTGCACCAAGCAGCACGGCACCGAGTGGTATGCCATCTGGGATGAAGAATCCATTCACCCGTGAGTCATTCAATCTGACCGAACAGGCACGGTTGTATCGCACCGATCGTGATTTGTACGAGCGAATGAAAGCAGCTGCGAGTCGTTAATATCTAGATACCGGCTGCGCTGGTGTATCGGGCTGCGCCCAATCCGTAAACCGTTTTAGGAGTATTCACCGTGGCGACTCTTCGCTCCGACGTGATCATTCCCGAAATCTTTACGCCTTACCTGATTGAGCAAACCACTCAGCGCAACCAGTTTCTGGCTAGCGGTGTGGCACAGCCTCTGGCTGCGCTCAATGCCACCGAAGGCGGTGATTTCGTGAATGTTCCCTTCTGGAAAGCCAATCTCACTGGCGACCTGGAGGTAATGAATGATTCGACCAGCTTGACCCCCGGCAAGATCGTTGCCGATAAGCAAGTTGGCGTGATCCTGCACCGTGCGCGTGCTTGGGAATCCCGTGACCTCGCAGCTCTTGCTGCAGGTTCCGACCCCATGGCCGCGATCGGCGCCAAGGTTGGTGAGTACCTTGCCAACCAACAGCAGATCGACCTGTACAAGTGCCTTGAAGGCGTTTTCGGCTCCCTGACCGGTGGCGATTCCCCTGCCTTTGATGCACTGCGCTTCGACACCAGCACTCAGACCGCTCTGAGCCCGCGTCAGGTGTCTAAGGCCCGCGCCATCCTCGGCGACCAGGGCGACAAGCTGACCGCTGTGGCTCTCCACAGCGCCTGCTACTACGACTTGGTTGAGCGCAAGGCGATCGACTACGTCCTGGCTTCGGATCTGGGTATCACCCCCGATTCCTCGATGCCTGACGCGTTCGCTGGCTCGGTGGCTTCGGCCTATAACGCTGACTATCGCGTTCCCACCTATATGGGTCTGCGAGTCATCGTGTCGGACGACATCACCAATGCTGGTGGCGTCTACGCGGCTTACTTCTTCACCAATGGCGCTGTCGCCACCGGTGAGCAAGCTGCCATGCGCACTGAGACCGACCGCGACATCCTCGCCAAGTCGGATGCCATGTCTGTGGACATGCACTACATCCACCACCCCGTTGGTGCGAAGTGGAACGTGACCACATCGAACCCCACCCGCGCTCAGCTCGCCACTGTGGGTAACTGGAGCAAGGTGTACGAGACCAAGAACATTGGAATCGTGCGTGCTTCGATCACGTCCAACTACGACTGATAGGAGTAACAAACCATGGCTTCCCTCTTTGAAGTAACCGCCGGCAAGGCCATTGGCTACGTCAGCGGCAATGGTGGTGCTGTTACCCAGGCCACTAGCAAGTCCACTGGCGTCACGCTGAATAAGCCCTGTGGCGCCATCACGATGAACAACGCATCGCTGACCGCTGATGCTGAGGTGACCTTTACGGTGACCAACAGCGAAGTGGCTGCCACTGATGTAGTTCTCGTGTCCGTAAAGTCCGGTGCTACCACTGGTCGGTACCTGCCTTTTGTAAGCGCAACAGCTGACGGCAGCTTTGCTATCACTGTTTCCAACGTCGGTTCGACCGCCGGTGAAGCTGTGGTACTCAACTTTGCCGTGATCAAGGCTGCTGCTGCCTGATGGCGATGTACGCCTTTCGGCGACTGCGTGAACGGGAGGCTCTAGCTACGGCTGGGGCCTCTTTTTCTAATGCAGAGCCCGTTTCTAAACTTGAAGTAGCAACGCCACAACCGGCGCCTACCGATTCCGATCATGCCAGTCAGTCTCGACGCAACGGTGGGCGGCGCAAACGCCAACTCTTATCTGACGCTGGCAGCAGCGGAACTGATCATTGATGGCCTCGTCCAGGATGACGATGTCACCGCCTGGGCGACAGCTACCACCGACCAAAAGAACCGCGCTCTGTTTACCGCGACGCAGCGGCTAGACAGGGAGCGGTTTCTCGGTGCACGTGCTACCGACACGCAAAGCTTGCAGTGGCCGCGCACCGGTGTACGCAAGCCCGACACCTACATCAATACCTACGCCGTCGGGTTCCCTTTTCGGATCAGCACCGATTACTACACCGACACCGAGATTCCTGATCAGATCAAAAAGGCTCAGGTCTTTCTGGCGGTTTACCTGCATAACAACCCTGATGGTCTTGGCCTTAGCGGTCTAGAGGATTACGTCAACGTCAGGATTGGTCCGATTGCGGTTACGCCCAATAACGGATTTGGCGCGATCGGTGCTGACAAGGTGCCGCCTCTGGTGGAGCGTTATCTGACCGGTCTTAGAATTAGTGGACCCGGTAACTTTGCGATTAAGCGGAGCTAGCTATGTCGGACTACTACAGCATTGGCTTTGAGTACATCAGTGATACTGCTGCTCATACCGGCCGCTTTCGCAAGCTCTATGCCGTTGCCGATGCGGTGATCAGTACAGCCACGATTGAAAACGCCAGTGGTAATGCCTTTAGTTCTGTGCCCCTTGGCAAGGGTGATGAGATTGAAGGGATCTTCACCAGCGTGACATTGGCCTCCGGCAAGGTCGTCGCTTACAAGATCTGATGGTTTTAGCTAAGCCGCTACGCAAGGTTGTCACCAAGCTAATGGGCCGCTTCGGCGGTCAGGTCACGATTCGGCGCATCACCTCTGGTGCTTACAACACCAGCACCGGCAGCTCAGCTGAAACCGTGTCAGACACCACGCTGCTTGGTGTACTGCAGGATGTGAGCCTGCGAGAGGTGAATGAGCTTGTGCAGGCTGGTGACAAGCGTCTGATTATCGGTGCTGGCGACGTGGCGTTTACGCCAACCACAGCCGACCGCGTCTTGATCGGCAATGTCCAGCATCAGGTGATTCGCGTCAACACGATTGAGCAGGACAACACGGCCATTACCTACGAACTGATCTTGAGGGTGTGATGGCTAGCACGATCCGCGTTGGCGACATTGGGGACTATGCCAAGCGTCAGTTTGAGCAGCTGCTGCGGGCAGCCGTCTTAGAAACCGACAACCTGGCCAAGAACGCCAGCCCTGTCGACACGGGCCGTTTTCGTGCTAGCTGGCAGGTCGGTGAGAATGCCGCGCCAGGCGGTGTCAAGCCAGAAGGCAGCTACCCATCCACACCGCCGATCGACCGGTTGGGGTACCAGCAGGAGAAGTTAGGCAACGTCTACAGCGTCCATAACAACCTCTCCTACGCCGAGTTCCTGGCTAACGGCAGTAGCCCTAAAGCGCCTGCAGGTTGGGTGCAAGGCATTGCTAAGGATGTGCAAGGCCGCGTCCGCATTGCCGCTGAGCGCATCGGGAGGCAGTCATGAGCAGCAGCCTCAACGATGTTCGCAGCGCTATTGAAGCGCGCATCGCTACCGAGTTCGCCCAAAGCCCGGCTTACCCCGTCTCCTATCAAAACGTCCCCTACAGCCCGCCCAACAACAGTGCGTGGCTGCAGGTGCAGATCCGCTTTGGCGATAACGCCTACGCCACCCTGCAAGGGCCTAGCACTGGCTTCAACCGTCATAACGGCACCCTTGTTGTCAATGTCTTCACGCCGATTGGTACTGGTGCCGGCAGCAATCTGACGATTGCAGAACGGGTCAAAGATCTATTTGATCGCGCCAAATTCTCCAGCATCATCTTTGATCCGGTCTCCGGTCCTGCAGCAGTCATTGCTGCTGCACCTGAAGCGTTTTACCAAACGCAGCTAACGGCAACATTTGAAGCCTATTTAGACTGAGACAGCTACTGCCGTTCAAACATGGCCGTCACTGTTTTGTCCGGTACGTCCGGCGCTCTTTACTACAAACCCGCTGGCACCACCGGTACATTCGGTGAGTCTGGTGTCAATGTTTCTACTGAAACGATCACTGTTGAGCCCTACCTGAATTTCAAGGTAGGTGATCCGGTGAAGTTTCGTCTGGTTAATAGCCAAACCGGTGAGGCAGGTACAGGCACGCTGCCCGCTGGTCTCTCGGGTGGTACCACGTACTACGTGATTGCCTATACCGCTAGCTCTGGCGCACTGCAGGTATCAGCTACCGCTGGTGGCTCTGCCGTCAATATCACCGACGATGGCACCGCTGCAACTCCCAACGAGTTTGAGGTGTTCTACGCCGATTTTGCTGCTGTTGGCCAAGTGCAGAACTGGTCGTTTGAGATCAGCCGGGCTGAGATCGATGTGACCACCATCGGTCAAACCGCCGGTCAGTATGTACCGTTCCGGGCTTACATCCCTGGCTTTGCTGATGGTTCTGGTAGCGCCACCATCTACGTCACCAATGAGGACAGCGCACTGTCCAATCGCATTGTCGAAGACGTAGTGCAGCGTCAGCAGGTCGGTTGTGCGTTCAAGCTCTACACCGACAAGCAAAACACTGAGGCCCTGAGCCGCGGCTTCTCCTTTGATGCTGTGATCATCAGCGCCACCCAGAACGTCAATCCTGACGACGCGCAACAGGTGGAAATCGCCTTCCGGCCTACCGGCACACCCAGCTTCGATTTCAGCACTTCTGCCTGATACGGCTAACCGGCCCTGATACTCGTGCCCTTGGCTTTGACCAGGGGCTTTTTTGTGCCTAAAGTAATAACAAATAGATGATTTTATGCCTGCACCTGCATCATCAGCTCTTGCCCGTCTCAAGAAGGCAGCCAATCTGACGCCGATCAAGCGTGCGGTTACCTTGTCCAATGGTGACCTGTTTGAGTTCTACGCGTCACAGCTGACCATGGCTGAACGTGAGCGAGCGCAGAAGATGCCTGGTGGCGATGATGCCAACGGCTTTGCCTTGAACTTGCTCGTGACCAAAGCAGTGGATGATGCAGGGCAGCGCCTGTTTCAAATTGGTGAAATCGCTGAACTGAAAAACGAGGTAAATGATTCTGATCTGCAAGCGCTGATGCTGGCCATTATTACCAACCCAGAGGAAGGCAAAGAACTGGACATGAAAAGCG